CAAGTCCAAGAAATTCTCGATAAAATTCAGAATCGAGAGCGCCCTTTTTGGGCTTACACTGATTGTCTCAAAGATGAAGTTAGAAGCTATGAGAAAGTGCTTGAGGGTAAGACGAGGTTATTTTCTGCTTGTCCTTTTACTCTACTTCTTGTTACTCGTATGTATTACGGGGCTTTTATGGATAACTTTTTCGGAGCTAATATAGAAGTTGGTTCCGCTATAGGTGTAAATTGTTACTCTGAAGATTGGGATATGCTGGCTAGGAATTTATTAAAGTTTTCAGACTCGTCTGATGAACTTTGTATTGGAGCTGGCGATTATTCTAAGTTTGATTGTCGAGAACAACCACAAGTTTTAGAATCAGTACTGGGCATTATTAATGCTTGGTACGGTCCTACACATGCTAATGATAATGTTATCAGACAACTTTTGTGGTCTGAGATTACCAATTCTAAACATGTGTATGGTAAGTTCTTCTATGAGTGGTTTTCCTCATTACCGAGTGGCAATGGTATGACAGCTATGATAAATACCATTTATAATCAGCTGAATTACAGATTGAGTTGGGCACGAGCTGGACTCGATATCTGTGATTTCAATGATAATGTCTATGTCATAGCATTAGGTGACGATAGTGCCTATACTGTTCATAGGAAGTTCAGAGATAAGTTCAATGAATTGCAACTCTCTGACTATATGACAGAAATAGGTATGATCTATACGACAGAATCTAAAGGAGTTGCTACTGCTGAATGGCGAAGAATTACTGAGATTGATTTCTTGAAACGTTCTTTCGTCTTTCACAGAGGCAATGGTGTTAATAGATGGATTGCACCAATCCAAATAGATTCTATTGTGAATATGTTGAATTGGACCAAGAGAGACTGTGATGTCTTTTCCTCTCCAGACACAATTACTGCCAATAACGTTAATAACGCTTTGCGTGAATTAGCTTTACATGGTAGGGATGTGTTTGAGAGTTGGTCCTCTATTCTTATTGAGTTGGCTAACACTGAGCTACAAGCAAAGCCTGATGTGATGTACGTGGATGATTATAGGATAAACCTAGAGCGCGTACTATCACTTGACAGTGTTTTCTAAATGAAACAACGACCGAACAAGTCGTTAAAAGGTTCGCGTCTGGTATGAGCGTTGTTACTTACGAGATCATACTAAAATGGTGGAGACACCAACCATATACCTGAATACCCAACTCACTGCAAATTTTGAATCTATGTAGCGGGCCAGAGCTTGTATATGGATTACCTGGTCCTATTTAGGAATTGATCCAGGTGTGGCGTTCCCACTCCCTAACGGAATCATGATTCAAACACGGTAACTGGTTTGTTCGCCAGCCCTGTGCTATTTAATGAACTGCTAATAATAATTCTAATATATCTGCTAATATGGGTAGCGTAGACGACTCTACAACTATTTTGCATAGTAATTTGGGAAATACTATGTCGACCTCTGTCCCATACAACAAGGTCACAACTCCCCAAGACACCTCTGTTGAGAGTGCCTCGGGTCCCACTACCGAAATGGCAACCACTCAATTTATTGATGATGGTTCTGCCGTTGCCCGTGATGAAAGTCATAACGTATCGATTAATGATTTGTATTTTCGAATCTCAGACACGATGGTCAGTGAGCAATCAATTATTGACTTCTTGGCCAAACCAATCGTATTACGTAGTGGTAATTTTTCTACCACCGATACTTATTCTTTGTTTGTATTTGATGATTTACCTTTTCGGGCCTTTCAAGTAGCTCAAGGAGAACTTTGGGCTAAGAAACTTGCGGGCTATTTCGGTGCACGTTTCACGATGCGTCTTAAGTTAGTCGTGAATGCCAATCGCTTTCAACAAGGTCGATATATGATGGGATGGGTTCCTTTTGCCGGAGCTGCTCCCACAGTATCAAGTTTGAAACAGGCACTTTTTAATAGTTCCCATATGGGTTCTATTGTCCAACGGACGACTGTTGATCATGTTGAGCTGGATTTGAATAAAGATACCACTGCTGAGTTAGCTATTCCCTTTCAAAGTGTATATAACTTTTGGGGACTTAATGATGTTGTGTCTGGAGTTTCTACTAACTCTTTGGGCTATCTTAGCATTTATCCTTATGCTCCTCTTGTCGCTGTCTCTGGCTCTACAACTGCTTC